CATTTGTTTCACATATAGTTGAACGGTCAAAAATAGATGAAAGTGAATACTATATTTTTCCTGTATCTATATATTTTGAAAATTATAATGATGCAGTTAAATATAAAAAAATAGTTGACGAATCTTATAAAAAATGTAATTTGAAGATTGATAAATTAAAAAATCAAATTTTAAAAACACAAGCAAATTATATAAAAAATTTTAAAGAAAACAATTTTTCTAATGGAACTGAACAGCAATTAAAAAAATATCTGAGAATTAAAAAGTTAAAAAAATTAAATAAATGAAATTAGGAGAGTTTATTGAAAAATTTATTGAACAAAATTCCTTGATAAGATTAGTTTATAAAGAAAAAACTGGTCATAAAATAGTTTTAAATGACTGGAATGATGTTTCAATGGAGCATGAAATATTGAAAGGAACTGGAAAAAACAGACATTTCATAAACAATGAAGTCATTGGTATAACAGATATTGTGGTTAACGGGCACTATTCAGAAGCGATCAATATCGTAATTGAAAAATTAGAAAATCAACCTTATGTTGATGAAATAAAAAATAATATAACGTTATGTTCTACAACATGTCAATTAAATCATGGTTAGTTAATGGTTGGTATTATACAAGATTTTATTGTAAAAACTGGTTTACTAATTATTTTAAAAAAAATCAAAATAATGTAATAGAAAAATCTGGATATAATTTGATTTTTCATGATGAGTTTGATGCTCCAATAAATTGGGAAACGTGGAAACCTTGTGAAGCCTGGGGTTGTGTAAGAGAAAATGCTATTTTTAAACAATCACAAGTAACACAATCTGGCAGTGATGCAATTTTAACATCAGATATAAATGATGTTGCTGGTGAACCAAAAACTAAAACTGGTGGTTTATATAGTTGGAATTCTTTTAATACAAAATATGGATATTTTGAAACAAGAGAAAAATTAACACCAAATGGTGTTAGATATTGGCCTGCTTTTTGGTTAACTTCAATGCAAAGTTGGCCTCCTGAAATAGATGTTTTTGAGTTAATGGGAAATGACAGTTCGTATATTACAATGACGTTACATTGGAAAAATGGTGAAAAAAATGAAATGAAAGGTAGAAGATTGAAATTTAAAGGTTTTGATTTTTTATCAAAAGATTACCATATTTATGGTTGTGAATGGAATGATAAAAAAGTTACTTGGTATATAGATAATTTACCAGTTTATGTTTTAGATAAGCATATTCCTGATTTAGATATGTTTATTTTGATCAATAATTGCTATTCTATACACGAACCAGTTAAATCGGATCTTCCTATGAGCATATATTGTGATTATATCAGAGTGTATAAGAAAAATTAAACAAAACGTTCTTCAAAATTAAAAAGAGAAACGAATTTCGTTTCTCTTTTTTTTATTTAAAAATTCAGAACAATAATTTTTATATATAAAGAATATTATAAAAAAATTAAAAACAATATAACCATGGGTACACCTTTATATAAGTTCATGAAAAATCGTGGTACGTCTTTCTATGCGTTCCCTTCCGCCTCCAGCGATTTCAATTTAGCAAATTATAATGATTATTATCAAATAAACTTTAATAAGTTTGTTTTGTTGAATATTCCAAGAAGAGATGAAACAAAAAATGTTTTAAAATTTGTTCCAAAAGCCAATGATGGCACAGCTTCATTTTATTCAAATGATCCAAATTATAGTTTACCAACTAAATTTGCAGATCAATTGGTAGAATCATTAAGAAATTATGTTTCAAATTATGATACCGCAGAACATGAAAGTAGAATCAATAATAACACAGATTTTTATAATATTGCAGAAAGATATACTCCAACAGAACATATTTTTTGGAAATGGTGTAAAAAATTAAATTTGATAGATTTTGAAACTGCTGTACATAAAGTAGATTGGGATAAGAATTTATCTGATTTTAATAATATAAATGCGAATACAGTTTCAAATACAGATTTTTTTAGAAAATATTTATGGAAAGAACGTGAAGCAACGCCATATAGTGTTAATGGTGTTTTTGAAAGCGGTTATTATTCTTACTTAGGAAACAATACACCAAAAATTATCATTGCTGAAATTGCTAAATTTAAAGAAGGCGATTTAATAATTTTAACTGGAACTACAATTGTTCCAGGATTAAGCACTGGTGTTACATATACAATTGGACAAATTAATTTTACTGGCTCATCAACTGAAATATGGCTTGATGTTAATTATCAAGGACAAGGTGATCATCCATCTTTACCAGATAATTCATATTCTATTTATTTAGATTACCAAACGTTAATACAATATATTGGTGAAATAAATCAAATTACAAATGTGCAAACAGCATCTAGAGTTGGACAAGAAATAACCGCTTATATTCCACATCAAGTAGGAAAAACGCCAACGATATTATTTGGTACAAGAGATAATACAAATTATTATCCTAATTTAGAATTGCCAATTTTATCATCAGAAATACAGGATGAAATATATGGTGCAGAAAGTTTAAATAATCCTATTAGATCAAATCCACAGAATTATCCTGGTTCTTTTTATGGTCAATTTGATACTGAAGATCAAACATATCTTTGTAGTAATGGAGATAGATTAAGATATCAGGGTGATTATTATGGTGTTTTATTAACAAATAATACAACAGTAAATGCAGATAATTATATTGAAAAATTGACAGATTTTAATTCTGATAATATTGATGGTGTTTTTATGGATTTTGATAGAGATCATTATTATAAAATGCACATTCCAAATTTAGAAGTTAATAATTTTGATGAATTTAATTCAATTTCAATTGAAGGAAACGCCCCACAAGATTTTGATTTTAATGCCATTTTATGGTATTATGAACTTCTTGAAGAAGATCAAAATCAAAATATTTCATCATATACAAATTTATATGGTATTGAATTTTTGAATAATCCAAATAATGATGATGATTCTATAGATGATTTAATTACGCCTTATCATAAGTTGGTTACAAATGGTGAACATGATGGTTTATCATATATGTTTAATTTAAATGTTCACTATAATATTGATAATGATGTTTTGCCATTAACATATGATCCATCAACAATTTATAATATGTTTGGTTTTGATTTGTATAATGAAATGATAAAAAAATTATATCAAGTAAATGAAAATTTTGTAAATATAATTGAAGAGTTTATAAGAATAAATCAAGACATTCAACAAATGAAGACTATTATTTATTCTCAAACAGATATAGATGAATTAAAAAGTAAAATGAATAATATGGAAGATTTGTTGAAATTGTATCAAACAAATCAATTTGTGGATTCTGATACGACAAAAATTTCAGTTGATAATTCTGGTGTTTATCCTATGTTGAAGTTTAATGTTGTTGGTGTTGAATATGATGAGATTCAAACAATAAACGTATCAGATATTTATAATTATAATTTTATTAACACCGGAGCTTCATATGTTATACCATTATCTTTTACTAATAAAATGCTTTTGGATGTTTATAATGATAATATTTCAACAGATAGTGGAAATGCAGTTTTAATGTTTGATAGAGAATTAAGATTTAAACAACAATTGGATATTGTGATATCACCAAAATATGCACAATATTCTCAACGACTTTATATTAATATGATGTTTGATTATAATAATAGTAAAAAAGAAATAAATATTTTTAATATTGATTTGCCTATTGATTTAATTCAATATAATGTTTTACAACCAACAGCATCAAAATACACAAATAGTCATTTCACAAATGAGAATATTCGTGTTAACACAACTGATGTTTATACTGGTTCTAGTTTTTGCTCTACTGGATTTACAGATTTGATACTTACAGAAGATGCATTTAAAACAGGAGATACAGTTTATGTACAAAATATGTTTTTTAAAGATTTGAATGGTAATATTATTGATTATAGTGGTGCTTATACTATATTACAAAAAGTAGGAATTATTGCTACAATAGATATGCAAGCGTACGGTTTTGTACATATGGCTAATCCAACTGTTAGTTATTATAGAGGTGTAGAGGTTTCTATTTTAAGAGTAGATGGCACAAACACAACATCATTTTCTGATAGATATAAAGTAACATATAAAATAATTTAAAAACTATGAATATTTCGGTAGGTGATTTAGTTAATAAAATAAAACAGGTTTTTGATTCAAGCAAAGTACAATCTGTTGATACTGTCTATGAAAGAATAGAAAATTCTGAAGATTTAAAATTAATTGTTTTTTTAAATAGAATTTTATATGATGACATAAATATTATTTATACAAAATTAATTTTTATATCAGATAAAACAAAAACAAATATTGTTAAAAATTATTTTACATATTTGTTTGATATAAATTGCGAATATCATAGAATAAATTTTTCGGATGTTGATGATTTTTCAAATAAAATCACAGATATTTTTAAAAACAATAAATTCGGAAACAATATTAAAATTTTATCTAAATTTATTAAATCACCAGCAACATTAATAAATGAATGGTTTAGAGAAAATGAAGTTAGTGATATTTCAGTGACCGGATTTAAATATGAACCAAAAATAAAAATTATGCCATGCAAATCTTTGTTTTTTAGTTTTGAAATAAGTATTAGTACAAGTCAAACAGTAAAACTAGAAATATCAAAAGAAAAAGAAAATAAATATTTGTTTGAATTTAAAATTTTTGATCAAATATATAATGAAGAACAATCTGATCTTAATAATCTTGTGCAAGTAATTGGAAATGCATTAAAAAATAAAATAAAAATTTAATGGCAGATAATAAAAAAAATACAAATAGAGTTTTTGAATTTATTGAATTAAGATTTAGCGACATAACATTGCAAATTAATGCTTGGTTGCAAGGTGTTTATAATAAATCTTCAATTCTTTTAAATCCAGCATCACCATATGGTCAAATTTTAGAAGTCATTAAAGAATTTTTTTTACATAATATTATTTATTTAAAAAATTCTTTAAAACAAACTGATATAGAACAAGCAAACACCAAAAGAGCAGTCTCTAATTGGGCAAGAATTGCTGGTCATAATCCATCTAGAGCATTATCCGCTAAAGGTACACTCAAATTTAAATTAAAACAAGGTATTAATATTTCTGATAAAGTTGCAGGAAGTAATGCTACAATTTATGATAAAACTCTTGTTAGAAATAACACAAACAATTTATTTTATTCACTTAAAATTGGTGGTGATAAAAATATTTATCCGTTAAGTCCTGGTTGTCAATTTTTTGTTTCTATATCACAAGGAAAATATGAAACACAAACATACACAGGTGATGGCTCCGCAAACCAATCAGTTCAAGTTGTTATTGATAATAATTCTATGGTAGATAATTTTGATTATACTGTTGTTCTAAATGGTATTAATATGACAATTAAAGATCATCTTTATGATATGTTTGAAAATGAATATGCTTGTTATACAAGAACAAGTTTTGCTGGTGGATTAGATGTTTATTTTGGTAATGGTAAAAATGGTATAATTCCACCAATTGGTTCTGTTATTGATGTTAAATATTTATTAACAGATGGTTTACAAGGTAATATTCTAAATCCTAAAACAGATGATTTTACTTTTGTTGATGATATTTATGATGATGATAATAATCCAATACAAGTAAATCAAATATTTGATTTATATGTTGAAACTGATATTATGTTTGGAACTGATGGTGAAAGTATAGAATATACAAAAACTATTATTCCTTATGTTTCTAGAAATTTTGTATTAGCAACTCCATCACAATTCATATACCATTTAAAAAAATTAAATCTTTTTTCAAAAGTTAATGCTTTTAATACTTTAGATATGGTTAAAATTGATATTGATAGTGATGGTAATTTAAACGATATCAATATTAACGAAATGTATTTATATTTAATTCCTAAAATTAATAATTATTTTGTTGGTGATGTTAATTATTTTAATATACCATTTGATAAATTCTTTTTAAATGAAGATCAAAAACAAAGAATAATAACATATTTGAAAATGCAAGGAACACTAAGCATTACAGCAAATATTAAAATAATAGACCCTAAAATAACAAAATATATTGTAAATATTTTTATAAGAATTTTTGATGATACAACACAAGATAATATTAGAAATCAAATTATACAAATTTTAGGTGATTATTTTTCAAATAACGAAAGATATGATCGAATTGTTAAAGCCGATGTTATTGGACAATTAAAAACAATTGATGGAATAGATTCTGTTAATCTAGAATTCGTAGGTCAAGATAATGAGAATTATCATAAAGATGGTGCAATATTAAGTAATAAAAAAAGAACAACTATTGAAACAACTTATGCGACAAATTCATCTTCTGTAAATGTTTCCGCAGACTATTTGAAAAGTGTTAAAAATGATCAAGCACAAAAAACATTACAAGCGTCTCAGTCTGCAAGTAGTAATTTATCACAAAGTAATAGTGGAACTAAAACAGGAAGACAAAGTTTCTCAGATGCTTTAAGATCAGGTGCAATAACATCTTCACAACACATTTTTTTACCACCACAACAAAGTTCTGATTCAACAGTATCTGTAGGACAAACAACTGTTGTTTCATATAATCAAACCAACTACAATTCCTTAGAATCAAAAGGATTAGATCCAATTTTAGGTGATATTTTAATTGGACAAAATGAGTTGGCGATTTTAAGAGGCGGTTGGAGTAATAGAAACAATGTTTATTATCATGAAGATCCTAAATCAACAGATGGTTTTAATTCTATTAATATTATTTGGAAAGGTGTAACAAATAGAAAAAGTTAATTTTTATAAAATTCTTTAAAAATTTCATCTTTGTTTTTAAGAACATAATTATGAATATAAAACGCTAATTTTTTATAATTTTTATAATCATAAATAGATTTTATTTTATAATCATTTAAAAAATTTTTGTCAACATTCATGTAATAATTATCGTTATTATCAAACCAATAAATTAATTCGTATATTTTTTCGTCTACTTTCATTGACAATAGTACAGAAACTCCGTTTTCCATCTGTCCAATATAATCAATTATTGTAATAAATTTTGATAAATCTTGTTCTTCCATTTTGAGGGATGTAATTTTTAATATATATATTAAAAATAAG